CCTATTCAGGTTGAGAATAAGGAAGTGATTGTTTCTAATAGATTCCAGGAAGACGGTAAGCCTGTTCCTTTTATAATCAAGCCTATTTCCGAAAAAGAAAATGAACTGCTCTTAAGGAAGTATACCAAAAATGAACTGCTCTTAAGGAAGTATACCAAAAAGGACAAGAAAACCGGTCAAGAGGTGCTGGACAGGACAGCATATTCGCATGCCTTAGTAGCAGCAGCTGTAGTTTACCCGGATCTGAAAAGTGCTGAACTGCAGAAGGCATATGGAGTGCTTGGAGAAGCCGAGCTCCTTAATACAATGCTTACCATTGGTGAATATGCCAAGCTATCGCAGGCAGTTACTGAACTGTCTGGATTGGACGAAGACATAAACGATCTCATTGAAGACGCAAAAAACGGATAAAGCAGGGCGATCCGGAGTTTAATCTGGCTCACTTCGCCCTGCAAAAGCTTCATATTTTGCCTTCTACCTTGGCAGAAATGAGCGATAGGGAGAAGGCATTTATTTATGCCAGTATACAAATACGAATTGAGCAGGAGAAGAGAGAAACTAACAGGCTCAAAACTGGCCGGGGAAGGAGGCGAAGGTAATGGCAAGCCTCAAATCAATATTTAAGCTAACCGATGGATATACGAAAACGATTGATAAGATTGCTCAAAAAACGGACGTCGCAACTGATAAGATCGAAAAAGCCAGCAAGTCAACAGACAGGTTCAATCAGCAACTGAAAAATGCAGAAAAGGCATCATCGGGAGCGACCTCCGGAATTGAGAGGTTTGTTAAAGGTCTTATAAGCATAGCGGCAGTAAAGAAAACTATAGATTTAGCTGATGAAATGACCCAAACTACTGCCAGGCTTAACCTAATTAATGACGGTTTGCAAACCACCGCAGAATTACAAGATATGATAATGAGGTCAGCCAACCGCTCCAGGGCTTCATACTCAAATATGGCTGATATAGTTGCAAAATTAGGATTAAGGGCTGGGGACGCTTTCAATAATTCCAATCAGGAAATGATAGCATTCGCTGAAACTCTCAACAAGATGTTTGTAATAGCTGGTGCAAGCCAAGAGGAAATGAGATCGGCAAGCCTGCAGCTCACACAGGCCTTAGGTTCTGGTGTGCTCCGCGGCGAAGAATTGAATGCTGTGTTTGAATCCGCGCCTAACGTGATCCAGGCTATTGCAAATTACATGGATGTTCCTATCGGTAAAATCAGGGATATGGCAGCCGAGGGACTGATTACCGCCGACATTGTAAAGAACTCTCTGTTCGCTGCGGCCGATGATGTTAATAAGCAGTTTGAGAGTATGCCGATGACATTCGGGCAGGTTACAACTATTCTTGGGAATACTCTACTGCAGGCGTTTGAGCCGGTAATTCAAACAATCGGTAAAGCTGCACAATGGATATATGACAACTGGTCAACCCTTGAGCCTATATTCTGGGGGCTTACTGCTGCTGTTGGCGCATATGCTGCCGGGCTTGGCATAATGAAGATCGCGACAATACTGCAGACCATTGCCCAGCAAGGGCTTAACGCAACAATGCTTGCCTCCCCTATCACTTGGATTGCTCTTGCGATCGGTATACTAATTGCGATCATTTATAAATGGGTTCAATCGGTTGGTGGTATAAAAATAGCCTGGATGATTGCGATGAATGCGATCTTGACTGCTTGGGATTGGGTAAAAATAGGATTCTTTACCGGTGTATATTGGGTAATGGATCTGTTCAATAAGCTACAGATTTGCTTCAAAAGGGTGTCTGTCAACATAGCCAACTTTATGGGGGACATGAAAGCGAGTGTACTCATGTTGCTCCAGAATATGGTGAACGGAGCTATTGATATAATCAATGGCTTCATCGAAACCCTCAACATGATCCCCGGTGTGTCCATTGACACAATTAGTCACGTCACATTCGGCACAAATGCACAGCTTGAAAATGAAGCTGCCAAACAGGCCAGGCAGCAAGACTTGGAAAAGTATATAGCGGATGTTGAAGCTGGCATGGCCGAGAGAGACCGGAAACTGGAACAAATGAAAGCTGATGCCTTGGCGGCCACAGCAGAGAGGCAGCTTGAGATAGCGAATGCTCAAGCTGAAGCTAAGGCTCAAGCGGAGAAAGCTGCTGAATCACATCTGCCAGAATTCACGCCGTTCGATCCCGGAATCATTGAGGGCACCGGTAATAACGGGAAGCTTGAAGTCGAGATGTCAGACGAGGACCTAAAATACCTGCGTGACATTGCTGAAAGAGATTACATCAACAAATTTACTACCGCTACCCTGGCGCCTAATATAACCGTACAATTTGGAGATGTGCACGAAACCGCTGATGCTGATAAGGTAGCTGGCCGCATAAGAAAGATTCTCCAAGAAGAAATCGCCATAGCGGCAGAAGGGAGCTATGCATAATGAACTATGCTGTGTTCTTTGACAAAGACAATGTAACATATAGGCTTCCGGTTAACCCTGAAGAGATAGAAACATCCAGCGCCCAGGCCATTGAAAAATATGAGATGCTCAAGCTTGGCCAGATAGCAATCCCGACACACATGGAACTTAAAGAATACAGCTTTGAAGCTGAATTCCCACACAGGCCCCTGCACTACGTGGAAACTTCCGGGGACTTCCGGGATCCTGGCTTCTATCTGAATCTCTTTGAACAGTGGCGGCAAGAAAAGGTCCCCGTACGTTTTATTGCCAGTAATGGCATTGGTGACGATATAAATACCCTGGTGCTTATTGAGGAACTAACCATCACCGAACGGGCCGGGGAAGAAGGGGACAAATATGTCAGCTTCCAGTTGCTTGAGTACCGGGAGTTTGGGAAGAAGTTGGTTGTCGTAATAACGGATGAATCCGTGCCAACTGCAGTAGCAAAAAAAGAGGAACCTGCTCCCTCGGTAAATCCCAAGAGCAATGGAACTCATATTGTTCAGCCAGGTGATACCCTCTGGGCTATAGCGAAGAAATACTACGGCAACGGGAATCAATATCCAAGGATAGTGAATGCGAACAAAGACAAGATTAAGAACCCCAACCTGATTTTTCCCGGCCAACAGTTGGTGATTCCGTCATGATTGAATTCTTGGTTGAAGTGAATGGTCAAATATATGAGATAAGCGAGCTTGTGAAATCCGTATCATACACAGACAAATTGAATGACGGATGCAGCAAGCTCGAATTTTCTTATATTGATGATGGCCTGAATATCCAAAACGGGAGTGTGGTGCGCTTTAGATTTAATGACGCCAATATCTTCTATGGCTACGTCTTTAAGCACGGGCAGAACAAGGCCAAAGAAATCACGGTCACTGCTTATGATCAACTCCGCTATTGCAAGGCCAAAGATACTATCGTTGTAAAGAATGATACCATAGACAGCCTTGTGAGGAAGATGTGTAACTATTTCGGATTGCGGGCTGGGAGTCTCGCCAGCACTGGCTACAAACTACCGGTAAGCGTCCAGGATGACAAAACATGGCTGGACATCATCTATTCGGCCATAGACGATACTTTGACCAATACAGGCAGATGGTACTGCCTGCGTGATGAGTTCGGCAGTATAGCGGTTAGAGATTTGCAAGACTTACAGCTTGATCTTGTTCTTGGTGATGAAAGCCTGGCGTATGAATATGAATACCAGAAATCCATTGATGATAATTTCTACAACCAGATTAAGATCGTAAGCGACAACGAAAGCACAGGAAAACGAGATGTCTATATTGCCAAGGACAGCGGCTCCATAGCTAAATATGGCCTCGTGCAGTTTTTTGAGGTACTGGACAAGAATTACAATCCATCACAAGCTAAAGCAAAAGCTGACGCACTCCTACAGCTCTATAACAGGGAAGTTGAGACATTGGAGTTGGATTGTCTCGGTGATACGAGAGTAAGGGCGGGAAACAGCTTTTTCGGCCAAATAGAGGATATTAACTTGAACAGAAGGCTTATTGTTAAGTCGGTAGTACATGAGTTTATCCCGGTCCATACCATGAGCCTGGAGGTGATGATATGATTAATGAGATTAAGACCATAATCCAAAACTACCTCAACAATGCAAAATTATGCAGGCTTGTGGTGGGCACAGTGACCAATGACGGCATCAAGGTAAGTGATAAACTCACTATTCCATATGAGCTCATAGTGGGTAATCTCAAAAAGAATTTGATTGCTGGCCAAAAGGTGAGACTGCTGCAAAACCATGGCGGGCAACAGTTTTTTATCCTGGAGGTGATCTCCGAATGATACCAAAATCATCTATAAACATTGAATTAAGTCCTGAAGAAAGCATAGAAACAAGCCGGACATATAAACTATCCGGATATAAAATCCAGGGCTATGTAGATGGCCTGGAAGCTCTCAAGCAAGCTATATATAAGGTGCTCAATACAGAACGTTACGAGTACCCGATATATAGCTTTAATTATGGGATTGAGCTTGAAAATCTCATCGGTAAAGATCCTGCGTATGTTCAAATTGAATTAAAACGCAGAATCCGGGAGTGTCTCCTTAGGGACGATAGAATTACGGAAGCTGATAATTTCAAGTTTGAATTCAACGGGGACCAGTTAAAATGCACCTTTGACGTTCACAGCATATACGGAGACCTGACCGTCTCCCGGGAGGTGAATATCTGATGTGGGAAAACATGACCTATGAAAATATACTGAACGATATGTTGAGCAGGGTGCCCTCTAACGTCGATAAACGTGAGGGATCTATTATTTATGATGCTCTGGCGCCTGTTGCTTTCAAGCTAGCAGAGGCATATTTTCAGCTTAATCATTTTCTTGACCTGGTATCTGGCGACACAGCAATTGGTGAGTACTTGGACAGAGTTGTAGCTGACTATGGAATTGCGCGCAAACCGGCGACAAAGGCTGTGAGGAAAATAATTACCACTGGTACTGTGGACATAGGAACCAGGTGGGGAATAGAGGATACAACCTATGTCATTACAGAAAAAATATCTGATACGGAATATAAGGCGGAATGCGAGCAATATGGCTCAATAGGCAATCACTACAGTGGCCAGCTTGACAACATTGACAACATATCCGATGTGACAGCAGCTTTGACCGATATCATCATATCCGGAGAGGACGAAGAAACGGACGATAATCTCAGGGCAAGGTTCTTTAACCAGGTGCGCTCCACATCAACCAGCGGCAACATATATGATTACAAGAAATGGGCGCTTGAGGTTCCTGGTTGTGGTGGTGCAAAAGTATTCGCTCTCTGGAACGGTCCAGGGACAGTAAAAGTGCTGGTTGTGGATGAGAATATGGAGATAGATCCGGATTTGATAGCTGCTGTATATGATCATATTGAAACAGTTCGCCCGATCGGTGCTTCAGTAACGGTGGAAAGTCCGCAAGAGAAGGTAATCAACATCAATGCAGATGTGTACCTGGATGGAAGTGACACGCTGGAGAATGTACAGGCGAAGTTTGCAGCTCTGATTGCAGAATATTTAAAAGGCCTGACCTTTGAAATATATACAGTCACTTACGCCAAGATTGGTAGTCTGCTGCTATCAATCCCCGGCGTTGCAGATTACAGTAATCTGACAGTAAGCGGCGGTAACGAAAATGTCACGATAGGCGATGATGAGATGCCTATTCTTGGAACTGTCACACTAACGGAGGTGACATGATATGAGCTTACTTGAATTGCTTCCTCCATATTATAGCAGCAATCTTACGATGGGAGAACTTCAGAGTATTCTCGCAGATAAAATACAATCACTGGCCGATGATTTGAACGAAACCATTGATCAGTGCTTTGTTAATACAGCTACATCCCTGTTATCAAGATACGAGAAAATATACGACCTGCAGGTAGACGTTAGTAAATCTCATGAATTCAGGCGGGAGCGCATCCGGGCAAAAATCAGAGGTGTCGGTACAGTAACAAAGGAAATGCTGAAAGCTGTGGCCAGGTCGTACAGTAATGGCGAGGTTGAAGTAATCGAAGATCCGGCTAATTACAGATTCATTATCAAGTTTGTTGGCACGATGGGGATCCCAGCGAATATGGCAGATCTGATCCTCACGATCGAGGAAATTAAGCCAGCTCATCTGGCTTATACCTTTGAGTACACCTATCGGACATATGGAGAACTTGCTGCCTACACTCATAATCAATTAAGCGCATATACCCATCAAACACTCAGGGAAGGAGAGATGAACTGATGCCGAATTATACCGAATATTATAATCTTAAAAAGCCCTTACCTAATGAAAACTATAATGTCCAAGACCAGAATGACAACATGGACATCATTGGCACTGCCCTAAAAGCTCACGATGATGCCCTTGCAACAAAAGAAACCCCTGCCGGCGCCCAGGTTAAGGCCGAGGCTGCAGCGGCAGCAACGGTAGCAGCCCATGATACCAAAGAGAAACACATTGCCTATGCTGTTGCCAGTGGGACCAATACATACACCGTGTCTATCCCGGGAATTTCTCAACTGGTAGAAGGCATGAGTATCAAGGTCAAGTTCGCTAATGGCAACACGGGGGCTAGCACCCTGAACATCAATGGCCTGGGGGCAAAAAGCATTGTAAAAGGCAACGGAGGCGCTCTTACCAGCGGCTATATCAAGGCCGGTCAGATATTACACCTGGTTTACACTGGCTCAAATTTTCAATTATTGGGTGAAGGAGGTGAGTATGGTACAGCCCAGCCCGAGCATGTATTACAAGGCTATACAATAGGAACGGAACAAGGAGTAGTAGTTGGTACAATGCCAGATAACTCTGGTGCTATACACCCACCCGTATCTGCTTATCGTGCTTGGAATGG